CTTATTGGGCTGACAAAGTGTATTGGGCAGGACCTGGTGGATCTAAAAAATCGCCTCCAAAAGGTCAAAAACTCACCAGAGGAATAAAACGCAGAACATGAGTAGTTGTTGTTCTCGTAAAAGAACTTGGAAAGACTTTGCGTTTTTACCCGCAGCACTTGTCATTACCGTGCTTGGATTAGGTACACTATTAACTATCGAGATAAGCGTTGCATACGCTTTAGGACTATTGTGATGAGTAACAGAACTTTTAGAATTTTAGGACTTTTATTTATAGCAGCTTTTTATTTTGCTGCTTTACCTTATGTTTATGCAGAAACTACTACAGCAACTATACAAGACCACTTTAAAACCGTAACAAAACAAGTTCCTTTTACCGAAACTACTTGTGAGCTTATAGATGTTCCTATCTATGGACAATCAAATCAAGGAGCTTCAACTACTGATTTACTGTTTGGTGCTCTAATCGGTGGAGCAATTGGGAATAATATTCCAGGCGAAAAGAATGGTGGAGCTGCAGGAGCTGTTGTAGGCACAATTATTGCTAATGAGGCAGGCAAGAATAAACAAGTTGTAACAGGATACCGTAGAGAAGAACAGTGTAAAGATATTACACGTTATCAAAATGTAACTGATCAGGTTTATTCACACTCTACAATTACTTTCACTTCTGCTGGACGTACCAGAACAATTAGGTTCTATGAATGAGACGCGGCGGTTCATCTATCACACGTTATATCGAATCCAGAATCACTCTACTTAAAAATGATTTACAATTAGCTTCTGATACATACGATAAAATGTGGTATAAGCGTTTAATTCAAGAATTAGATTGGGCTCTCGAAATGGAGTCTAAACCCAAAGAAAATTGTACTTTACATAAGCGAGGTATTGAATGAATACGTCAGAAAAAACTTGCAATAAATGTGGTCATAGCTGTCATTGCTGGGGTGGTGAATGTCCCGACTGTGTAAATGATGTATGCGAAACTTGTGATTGCGGAACAACTCAGTCCGAACGGGACATCCCAACTTCTTTTATTAACCCAAACACTTAAACTATGCCAACAAATAAAACCATAAAATTTCACTTGGTAAAACCCTTACCAGATCAAATCATACTTCCACCAGTTGCTTCTAAAAAAGTAGTTCCTTCTTGGTTTAAAAATTTACACCCAAAAGTTGAAGATAAAAGATTAGGCGAGATTTCATCGGTAAAGCGTTGTATGCCTTTTTTAGACGCTATGACAGCTGGTTATACCTTATTAATGCATATGGACGTAGTTGTTCAAAAAATGGAAGATGGAACAATTCATCTTCCTTATATTGATAAACAACATCAAGAGTTAATGGAACTTTGGAAACCAATTGAGACCCACCCATCTACACAAGTTAAGGGTTCAGCTTTTGAAAATATGACTATTCTTAAATATATGAATCCTTGGGTTATTGAAACTCCTAAAGACTACTCAGTCTTGTATTTACCCTGTATCAACAAATTAGAATCTCCTATTATTCCTTTAACAGGTTTAGTAGATTCTGATGTCTATCATAATGTTGTTAATATCCCTTTTTTACACACAGAATTAGAAACTGGAGGTCCTCCTGTTGTAATTCCTGCAGGTACTCCTATGTGCCAAATTATTCCTGTAAAAAGAGATAACTGGACTCAAAAAGTTACAGTATTAGATAAACAACATATGAAAACTATGACTAAACAAGTAAAAGAAATGGATGAAGATCGTGAAGACTATTATATGAAAAATTTACACGAAAAGAAAGGATATAACTAATGGATTTAGAAAAACTAAGAGAGGAAATCGCTTATGATGAAGGAGTGGTTCACGAAATTTATTTGGATCATCTTGGCCTCCCAACTTTTGGTATTGGGCATCTTGTGCTTGAGAGCGATCCAGAACATGGATTACCAGTTGGAACGCCAGTCGATGAGTCTCGATGCAATGAGGCCTTCGAACAAGATATCCAAACAGTCTTGTCAGACTGCAACAAGCTTTACTCAGAGTTTGAAGATTTGCCAGAAGAAGCTCAAAGAGTAATTGCTAATATGATGTTTAATATGGGACGTCCTCGTCTCTCAAAATTCAAAGGCATGAAAGCAGGAGTTGATGCTCGTGATTGGAATCGTGCTGCTGATGAAATGATCGATTCTCGTTGGTATCGACAAGTAACTAAACGAGCCGACAGGCTTGTACAACGTATAAGAGCTTTAGCTTAGGAGGAATAAATGCTAAAAAAACTACTAATTGCGAGTGCTTTTGCACTTGCATCTTTTTCTGCTTTTGCAGCTGAACCTGTAAAAGTAGGATTTATCTATGTTGGTCCGATTGGGGATCACGGTTGGACCTATCGTCACGATATCGGTCGTCAACAAGTTGAAGAACATTTTGGCGATGCGGTTGAGACTATTTATCTTGAGTCAGTTTCCGAAGGACCTGATACTGAACGTGCTATTCGTATGATGATTCAAGAAGGTGCTGATATTGTTTTTACCACTTCATTTGGGTTTATGGATCCAACACTTCGAGTAGCAAAAGAAAATCCAGATGTGTATTTTGAACATGCTACTGGTTTTAAACGTCATGATAATATGTCAACCTATGGTTTGAGACTTTATCAAGCTCGTCACGTGCAAGGTGTGATTGCAGGACTGATGACTAAAACAAACAAAATTTGTTATGTCGCCGCTTTTCCAATTCCAGAAGTGATTCGTGAAATTAATACATATTATCTTGGAGCAAAATCAGTTAATCCTGATGTAGATATTGATATTGTTTGGGTTAATACTTGGTACGATCCAGGCAAAGAATCACAAGCTGCAGAAGTTATGATTGCAGATGGTTGTGATATGGTTGCCCAACATACAGACTCTCCTGCTCCACTTCAAGCTGCTCAAAAAGCTGGTGTGCTCGGTTTCGGACAAGCATCAGATCAAATTAAGTTTGCACCAAAAGCACAGCTAACTGCTACTATTGATAACTGGGGTCCCTACTACATTAAAAAGGTACAACAAGTAATCGATGGAAACTGGCAAGTAGAAGACTACTTTGGTCATATGAATGAAGGTGCTGTTGGTATGGCTGACTTTACTAATATGCCAGCAGATGTAGCTGCAAAAGCTCAAGAAGTAAAAGATGCTATTTCTAATGGTGAGTATTTTGCTTTTACGGGTCCTCTATATGATAATACAGGAACTCTTCAACTTAAAGCAGGTGAAATTGCTGATGATATGCATCTTAATACAATGATGTATTATGTTGAAGGTATTGATGCAAAAGTACCAGGAAGTTGATTAATGATTCCAGTAATTGACTTTAAAAAAGATAATGTACTGGAAGAAATTCGCAAAGCCTACACAACTGTGGGCTTTGCTGTTTTTACAAATGCAATATCAGAAGCTCATCAAATGACTATGAATCATTGGTTTGATAAATGCAAAGAATTTTTTGAACTATCTGCTGAAACTAAAAAACTATATGCATACGAACCTGAAACAAATTTAGGATACTCAATGGTTGGTGATGAGAATGTTGATCCAACAGCTCCTAAAGATATAAAAGAATCTTTTAACTATAATAACACTAGAATGAAAGACTCTCTTTGGCCTACACAAATTCCTTTTTTTAAAGTAACTGCTTTAAACTCAATTCGTGTAGCTGATGCTCTCACTATTCGTATTTTACGGCTTTTTGATTCTATTTTGGGAACTGACGGAATTTTAGAACGAACTCATCAACGTCCTTATAATACTACTCGAATTATTCACTATCCCGCATATGAAGGTTCTTTAGAAAACAAACAAATGCGAATTGGTGAACACAGTGACTACGGCACTATCACTTTATTGTGGCAACTCAATGATGTGCCTGGTTTAGAAGTACAGGATTTAGGAGGTGTCTGGCATCCCGTACCTTACGAAAAGGATAGTGTCGTAGTTAATATTGGTGACTTACTTCAGAGATGGACTAATGATTATTTTAAATCTACTAAACATCGTGTGGTAAATTCTCATATTCATCTTCCAAGATTTTCAATGCCTCACTTTGTTGATCCAGAGCCTGGAACTATTGTTACTAATCTTACTAAAGAACCAGCAAAATATGAGCCAATTGAAAGTTTGGAATATTTGAACTGGCGATTAGCACAGTCTTACTAATTTTAGTTTGCCTTTTGGTTATTCAAATTATATAATCTATTAATTTGTGCGCAAGGATTATTCCTTGCGCATTTTCTTAAACGAAAGGCGTAAAAATGACTCAATTAATTTCTCCTACAAAATTTACTCGTACCGTAGACCTTTTAAGGTCTTTTTTTATGGATAAAGGTTTTGAAGAAGTTCATACTCAAAATCGATTATCAATTTTAGCAGCTTGTGAAGATCCATTTAATGTTGCTACTTATAACTATGCAGGCAATGTTTGGCCTCTTCCACAAACTGGTCAAATGTGGTTAGAACATGAACTATTAAGCAAGCCCGATTCAAAGGGCTTTTTTTGTGTCTCCACTTCGTATAGGCAAGAACCAAATGCTATTCCAGGAAGACACGATATAATCTTTCCAATGTTTGAGTTCGAGTTTCCAGGAACTTTTGAAGACCTTAAAAATATGAATCGAGAGTTAGTAGAACATATGGGGTTTGCTACTCCAACAGAAAAAACATATGCAGAATGGCAAGAGCATTTTGGATTAAGTTCTGATATTGAACTGAAAGCAGAGCATGAAGTAGCTATGTATAATGAATTTGGAAGTACTTTTATAACAGAGTTTCCCGAAATGACCTCTCCTTTTTGGAATATGAGACGATTTGATGATGGAATTCGTGCTAAAAAAATGGATGTTATTCTTGGTGGTATGGAAACTATTGGTTCTGCAGAACGCTCAACTAATGTAGATCAGATGCGTGATACTTTTCATACTATTACTAATGGTGAATATAGCGAACTACTATATAAACTATTCTCAAAAGAACGAGTAGAAGCTGAATTAGAAAAATTCTTAAGTTTTGACTTTTTTCCACGAGTTGGTGGAGGCATTGGAATGACTCGCATGATTGCAGCTCTTGATAAGTTAGAAGAAAAGGCACTTGCCGCAGAATAAAGATTTTTCTGGGGTGGTGAAACTGGTAGACACGCACGATTGTTTCTCGTGTGCCGCGAGGCGTGGTGGTTCGAATCCATCTCCCAGAGCCAAATTTTTAATTTAAATTTCACAAAACTGTAACATTTGTGTAATATAATAAAGCAAGAGATCAATAGATCTCTTGTTTTTACTTTTACAAGGAGAAATTAAAATGGAACTTTTAACTCTTTGGATGGGTATTGGGTTTTTATTTGCGGCTTACTCTGTGATCGCAAATGATTCAGTACAAACACTTGGTACTTGGATTGCCTCTAATAATGATAGATTTAATTGGAAGACGATGTGGTTAGCCGCTTCGTCTGTTTTATTATGGGCTTTATGGTACGGTTGGTACACATATGGAGGAGATATTTCCTACGGTAGACTCAATAAAATTCCTTTTCAAGAAATTCAGTGGTATCACGCGTTAGCCCCTGGACTTTTACTACTTCTGACGCGTATTGGAGTACCTGTTAGTACTTCTTTTTTAGTATTATCAGCTTTTGCTTCTACTTTTGTATTAGAAAAAATGTTGATGAAATCTATGATGGGATATGCTGTTGCTGCTGTAGCTGCTTATATCATTTGGATTGGTGTAACCAAAATTTTAGACGAAGCAAAACCAGTTAAAGAAGAACACAAACGTTGGTGGAGAATTGGTCAATGGATTACTACTGGTTTCTTATGGTGGACTTGGCTATCTCATGACATTGCTAATATTGCAGTGTTTTTACCACGGCAGATTCCTGTAGACATGATGATCGCTATTTCTGCTATCTTTGTTGGTGGACTTTGGTTTATGTTTAGAGAAGGAGGCGGTAAAATACAAAAGATTGTATTAGAAAAACATAATACTCGTTATGTTCGTTCTGCTACAATTATTGATTTAGTGTATTGGCTTATTTTATTCTTCTTTAAAGAACTGAATGATATCCCAATGTCAACTACTTGGGTATTTGTTGGTCTGCTTTGTGGTCGTGAACTTGCCATGGCTACAATGACGGGTAAACACAAGTTTAAAGTGGTATTTCCTCTTATCGGTAAAGATTTTCTAAAAATGATGGTTGGACTTGCTGCTTCTGTTGGCGTGGTTTTAACTATTCATTATATTCTTATACCTAACGGATTTTAAAATCCTTGTCAACAACTTGACTTTGGCAGTGTCAAAAAAATGACACTGCCAATTTTCTGTCATTCTTTA